GCCGCATTTGTTCCGTCAGCAGTAGCCCATAATGTACCGCCTGAACGTGCTTCTATTCCTGCTGTTGAAAAGCTGGATGACGACTTACCAACCAGCAAGTTGCCGCTGGCATCAAAGCGTGCGTACTCTTTATCGTAGCCCTCAATGGCTAGATAACCATTGCTTGGGGTCGCTCCCCATGCTTGTATTTTCGTTCCTCCAGAGGTGTTGCCGTTGGCAATGTTCAAAATGCCGTTGGCAGTATCTACGGTTAATGCCCCGTAGGGGCTGTTAGTACCAATACCCACATTCCCTGATGAGTTAACAACAACAGCAGGAGTAGAGAATGTATTACCACCTGCGGCTGTAGAGGGCGTTATCTCAAAAGCATTGTCAACGTTCACCTGCTTACCAACTAAAAAGTTATACTTGCTAGATGCTCCTACAAACTTTAGCTTCTCACCGCCAGAAGATTCACCAATCTGTACATCACCTGCTATGGTGAGCTTTTCACTAGGCGAGCTAGTACCAATACCAACGTTGCCGCTAGAAAGGCGCATGACTTCGCCCGTGGAATCTTTAAAGACCAAGTTGGCTGCAGAACTTCCAGTTGCAATATTGTTGCCAATGCTAGACCAGTTATTCTGGTCTTGATTGTAAAAACGCAAGCCATAAGTTGCATCGTAGGCTATCGCTACTTCACCAGCCACATCCAACATCACACGGGGTGTCCGCCCAATACCAACATTGCCTGATGAGTCGATGCGCATACGTTCTGTAGAGCCACCGGTACCTAGAATGGTATGTGTCCCGACTGCACCTATAAAAGCACCTCCGGAAGAACCACTATCTTTTACAACAACATATGCGTTTGCATCACCACTGCTTTGAAAAGTCGCTACTGTATCTACTGTACCTGAGTCAACAGTAAGCCCATCAGCAGTCACTGCGCCAGTTACGTCTATGCCTGTGGAGGTTGTGGTTAGTTTTTCATTGTTTGTGTGATACAACCTAGCGGCGTTAGATGCGCCTCGAAAATACCTATTTCCACCGCCTGTTTGAATTTCTATGTTAGCGCCTCTGATAATTAAGTCACCAGTGCCTCCTTCAGTAATATGGCTATTAGACCCATCATGAAAAATCTGTAGGTCGCTGCCCGCCCCAAAGATAGCCTTGTCGTTGTCGCCGAACAGGATGTCAGCAGAGGTAGTCAGTCCCGGTACAGTCACAGTCCCAGTAAACGTAGGTGATGCTATAGGGGCTTTAGCATCCAACTGTGTCTGAACATTAGAGGTAACACCATCAACGTAGTTTAGCTCTGCTGTGGTAGCTGTAACGCCGTCCATGATGTTCAGTTCTGCTGTAGTGGCAGTGACTCCATCTAGGATGTTAAGTTCAGCAGCAGTAGAAGTAACGCCGTCTAAGATATTTAGTTCTGCTGCGGTAGATGTTACACCATCTAGGATATTAAGTTCAGCAGTAGTGCTGGTGATACCGTCCAGTACATTTAGCTCTGCTGTAGTTACTGTAGCACCATCCAGAATCTCTAGTTCTGCTTCAGTAATTGTAGCGGAGCCAATAGTAAACGAAGTACCAATAGTAGGTGTGTTAAGCGTAGGCGAGGTAAGTGTCTTATTGGTTAGCGTCTGTGTGCCTGCTAGAGTAGCTACAGTGCTGTCAATAGCAAACGTAACAGCGTTACCAGAGCCGCTAGTGTCTACACCAGTGCCACCAGTAAATGTAAGTGTCTCTGAGTCCAAGTCAATGCTTAGGGCACCACCAGTATCTGCTTGGAAGTCTAAGTCTTGTGCAGTTACCTGAGAGTCTACATAGGCTTTAATTGACTGTTGTGTAGCTAGTTTAGTTGCACTGTTAGAAGACATATCGTCTTCATCTTTAATACCAGTTACAGTAGCACCATCACCCGCAATGTTAATACTGGTGTTAGCTACAATAGTTGTTCCTGTAATAGCAGCAGCAGTAGATGCACCTACAGTAGTGCCGTCTATAGCACCACCATTTAGATCTACAGTTGGTATAGTTACAGTACCAGTAAACGTAGGGCCAGCAGTGTCTGCCTTAGTTGCTACAGCAGTTGCAATGTTATTAAACTCTGTATCAATCTCTGTGCCTTTAACAATCTTATTGGCATTGCCGGAAGGCAGAGTGTCTTTAGTTGCAAAGTTCGTTGTCTTTGTATAATTAGTCATTAAATTAGCCTACCTAAAATTGCTTCAGTGTTTAACTCTTGAATGGATAAAGCACCACCGTTAATTGTTGCTTCAATACCGATAGTAGCGACTTTACCTGAGCCTGTAGCTTTTACTCTAGCTACGTCAATAACAATAGTTGCACTATATTCCGATGTGCTAACATTGTACTCAGAGACACCATACTCAGCAATTAAACTTGTGGCTACTGTAAACGCCTGTTTACTGTAACCTTCCGTATAATCATAAGCCCAGTTGCCAACTACTTGACTACCTGAGCCGCCTATGACTGTAAAGGATATTTCCTTCAACATCTTAATTCTGGAAGGATCACCAAAAGACATAGGGTTAGTAAAGTACTTCATTACGTAAGTATCTGTGTCATCCAGAAACTCATCGTACTCGTTTATACCTTTAGCATTGCCTAAATACAAAGTACCGTCTGCAAGTCTAGCGCCAGAAAGTACAGTTATACCTGCCCATATAGTTGCTCTGTAGCTACCGTCTTCTAGTGTTCCTCTCATGTCAAACACATAAACTTCTAAGGACGTTGGTAAGAACAAAAGATAAAAAGATTCTTCTGGGCTGTAAACAGACTTGATGTTGTTTGTTTCACTGTTAACAGCGAGCATCATTGTGTCTCTTACATTCCTAGACACGTTACCTATAGGGTTAGACTTTTCTTGTATAACTCTACCTAAGCTACGAAGTCCAGAGTCAGATAAAAAAATTAAATCTGTACCTATGGCCTGTACGCTGTCTCTAGCAATACAACCAATGCCTGTAATAACATCAGATAATGTCATGCTAGAAGGAGACGAAGCCCCAGAGTACAATAGAATGCTTCTCTTACAAAAGATAACTAAAAAGTTGTTAAACTCTCGTACAGCCACTATTTCATCAAAGCCTTCAGGGAAAACAGTAGTTAAGTCTAGTGATCCTGAACTACCCCCTGTCCAAGCGTGACCGTTAAGTAAATCACTAAAGAACAAAGTATGTTTATTACCAGTAACATCAGCTACCCAGAGTCTACCGAAAGCTGCACATGCTTCATTACCTTGAGGTGCAGTGCCTGTGGAATGTGAATGGTCGCTAATGTTATCTAAGACACCAGAGCCAGACTCATCAGTATATATTAGTGGCTCATGACCACGTTGAAAAAAGTAAGCATGGTTGTTAAGACTAACTATCTTCCAGTTATTAGCTGTAGGCGTATAACCAGCAGGAGTTACGTCGGTAAGTGTTGATGTCCCTGTAAATATCTTATTGTTACCCGCAGAGAATACAACCTTGTCGCCACTTTCGTCTATGTATTCAAAGATAGTCTCTATGCCAATACTAGACCCTAAAGGTGTAGCACTGCTTGTTAGCTTCTTTAGACCCTTACGCGCTGCAATCCTGCCGAACTTGTCAATAACAGCATTTTCAGCAATAGATGCAAAGGCAGGATCTTGTGTTACAGGAGAGTCCTGTGTGTTAAGACCTTTAAAGCCCGGAGCACCTATGTATATGTTTTGACGTTGCTCAGCCATTAGGGTACTCTGTAGATAAATTCTTCAGGATTCTTGTAGGCATCTATTGCAATAGCATCCGATAAATGCTTGTCTGCAATTAAAAAATAATCCTGTGCAGTAGTACCGCCTGTCTCACCACGCTCTCTAGCCAACAAAGCTACAGCATTGTGGATAATAGCGTTCTTAGGTAACACTGTAGTGTCTGTATCGCCAGATAACTCAGCTTCTCTTGAAATAAGGTCAAAGCGCAAAGAGTACACTGCGTCAGGCTTAGGATACACCTGTACCTTAGTGTCTTCATTACTGTCTATACCACTGAACGTATAGGAGTCTGGAGTGCCTGTGACTTCACCAGAGATATAATATGCGTTATTAAACCAGTTAGGTGACTCATAGCGCATAAAAAAGTTTGATGTGTCATTAATAGCACTATATATTTTAACACGTTCTCCAGCATTTGTCAAGCTATATTCTGTAGTATTGGCTACCGTAGGGACAACAATAGTTGTTCGTAACGTAGACCAGTCATGTGAATCTTCTACAATACGCTTAGCATCGTTTACAAAGTCACCTACCATTTTAGAGTAAGCTGTGTTAGCTACAGCAGATACTTCGTCTTCACGTAGCCGACGCAGTACCTCGTTTACTATTGTTAGATATTGCGTACTCATATGAATCCTCTAAATAACCCTTGTAGTGTAGGGGCTTTATAACTTTCGTATTGTGGCGCTAGCTCTAGTAACTCAGGGGCTTGATATGTTTTTCTAAACTGATAGTCTTCAAAGTCAGGTGGCGTATAGCCCCCAGTACCTCCAGCGCCTCTACCCATGCCAGCAAGAAGACCTAAACCTAGCCCTGCACCTATGCCTGCGCCAGCGCCTTCACCTCTGCCTTGGCCCCTGCCTTCACCAAACCGTTGCTCTCCTAGAGCTTCACCAGCAGCTACAGCATCTGCTACAGCAGCTTCACCAGCAGCTATAGCCTCTGCTTGTGCAGCTTCACCGGCAGCTACAGCATTCGCTACAGCGGCATTACCGGCTTCAATAGCAGCATTTACGGCTTCTTGTCCAGCAGATACAGCTTCTTCTACCCTTGTTTCACCAGCGGCTATAGCGTTCTCTAGAATCTGTCTGGATTCGTTAGCTTGTTCTTCCAACAAGTTTTCGTATCTTTCCATAGATTCTGCTAAACGATCATTACCTTGCTGTATGGCAGCTTCTCTAGCAGCCCTAGCTTCCTGTAAGCTAGTCTCTAAATTATTAACAGTGCTTGTTAGACTAGATACAGAGTCGTTAAGGCTGTCTATGTCTGACTGTTGAGCTTGTATAGTTTCACGTTGATCCGCTAAGTCTCCTTGTGCAGATGCAAGAGATTCCCTAAGCGCGTCTGCCGCTGCTTTTTCTCTCTCTAGTCTTTCTTGTTCCTGTCTTTCTCTTTCAAGTCTTTCTTGTTCTGCACGTTCCCTAGCTTCTTCTGCTGCCCTTTCTCTGTCTGCTTGCTCTTGTCTCTCTCTTTCTAACCTTTGTTGCTCAAGTCTTTCTTGTTCTGCCCTTTGTTGTTCTTGTCTTTCTTGCTCTAACCTTTGTTGCTCTTGTCTCTCTCTTTCTTGTCTTTCTTGCTCTTGTTGTCTTCTTGCTGCTTCCGCTTCTGCTTCAGCCCTTTCTCTGTCTGCTTGCTGCTGTCTTTCGCGCTCTAGCCTTTGCTGATCTAACTCCGCTTGTTCTCGTACTGCTTGTGCTTCTTCTTCAGTTAATCTAGCACTGCTGGGCCTATCTATAGCACTGCTAGGTCTATCTATAGAAGAACTTAAAGGAGTATCTGCACTAGGGCCAGCAACAGTGTCTTCAAATATATTGTCAGATGGCTCTGGTGTAGGCTGTGGTGCTGGTGTAGGCTGTGGTGCAGGCTGCTGTCCTCCGGTTAATCCACCAAAGTTTCCTGTGATTACAGCGTCAGTTACACTTCCTCCTGACAACAAGCCACCTGATGCTCCACCACCGCCCCCTGTTGTAGGCGTAGGTATAATAGGCTGTGGAGGTTGTACAAATACAGGAGGTGGAGCTATGTCTATAGGAGGCTGTACAAACTCTGGTAAATCAAATGTAATGTCAGGTATGTCAAGTTCAGGAGGTGTTAAGTCTACTGTAGGCTCTGGTAACGCTGGTAGTTCAGGCTCCGACAAATTTGAAATATCAATTGTTAAAGGAGGAGGAAGCGGCTGATCTTGTATAATTCTTCCTGTAAACAAAGAAGGTGATCTAGTGGAACCAAAAGAAACATCGGGGAAAGGACTAAAATAATCTATGTTACTTTCAATAGAATCTACTGACCCAGATCTTATAGGAGTTAAGTTAACAGGAGATGTTTCAGATGGTATGTAATCTGTTAAATTAACTCCTTCTAAACCGGGTATACCGTTAGAACTTATCGGCTGTCCTAAAATTGCTGCTTCTAAAGGATCGCTAAAGGGCTGGAATCCTGAAAAATTAAGATTATCTATTATAGGTACTTCAAACCCAGCTACTTGGTCAGCAAACGCTGCGCCAGCTTCTGTTTCAGGAATGTCGCCTTCTAATAACTCTAAAGCTGCTATGCTTGTAGGGTCAGCACTAATATCTATTTCTGTTGTAGGTTCTGGTGCAGGTGCAGGTACTGGCTCTTGAGCAAAAATACCCTGTAGGCTATCCATAGCCCTTTGTTGTATAAGAGAGCCAACGCCGCTAAGCAGAGCTTGATCTAAGTCTTCTCCAGATGCTACACCAGTAATAGTGCCAGCACCTAGTCTTGCAAGATCATCTTGAGAAATACCTAGCGTGTTTAGTCCTGTACCTAGATCTAAACCAACATCAGACAGGGCGCTAGACACATAAGGGCTTAGGAAAGTATTAGCTCCCCCTAACAGCCCTGCTGTCAATGCGTCCTCAAGGTCAGCACCCTGTAGTCCTGCTGATGCTGCACTAGCAAGTGCGCTAGACAGTACGTTGGCTGTAGTTCCTGTAGCTCCTAAACCCCCTACTATATTGCCTGCTAACGGCCCTAATGCAGCCGACAGTATTAAAGAAGGCGCTATTTGAACAAGAGAATCCATAACAGTAGGATCTTTTACTTCTAGTGTTCTAATCTCACCAAAAGTAAACGGATCATACAGGTACGTAGAACCATCGTCAGTTTGTCTTATAGGCGTAACATCGTACTTAGCGTACAAAGACTGTAGCATAGGGTCACGTTTGTAAGACTCTATTAGAGCATCTTCGTAGCTTAATCCTTCTACTGTCTGTAGATAAGGTAGTTGCTCAGACAGTATAGGCTCAACAAGAGAATGAAACTCCGCTAAGCGAGCTTTAGATGTGCCTGTGTGTGACTGGAGATTGCCTCCAAACCTGCCTAAATTTTGTTCAGCAGGTGTTATTTCATACCCATAGTAATTACTAAGGGCAGAAGCAATATCAGATGTATTTTGTAAATTAGCAATGCTTGAGTAAGCAGAAACAGCAGATTCCTGTGTTGTAGGTGCTCTAAAGTTTCTTAGGTAATCAGGAGCATCTACTTGAGAAAAATATGTGTTTCTATCAACACGTATTGTATCGGAAGGTAGAGGCCCACCAGCTATACCTGCTTCCCCGCCTACAATATCAAAGTCAGAAAGAATACCAGACTGAGTACGTAACGTATCTCTAAAAATATCATCGTAGTACTGGTCAACTAAATCAACATCATCAATGTCAAAGTAGTCAGCACCTGATGACAAAGCATTCTGGTAGCTATCTATAGCACTCCCTAAACGTGCGTATCCTTGAGATATTTGACTAACTGAAGGCGCAGAGGTAACTGTAGGTCTTGTACCACTAGTAATTCTTGGGCGTGGGGGAGCAAGGCCAACGGGCAGTTGACTAAGATCTATGTCAAAGTAAGACTCTGCCACTTACTTCTTACCCCAAGCAGATACGCTTTTAATGCCAAAGCTAGCAGCAATAGCAGCCGCTAGAAAACCTTTGTAGTAATCAGGCATAGAGCCAAGAACAATAAAACCTTCTTGTACATAGGGCACCATACTAGGGATAAAAGCACCTATTAGAGGTAGGCTAAGGATAATGGCAAACCATTCGTCCTTCCAAGAGGACTGTGAAGCAGCAGCTTGCTGAGTCTCCCAGTCTGCATCCGCTTCAATACGGCGCATCTTGGACTCATGTACTGCTTGTTTTTCAGCAGCTTTATTTTTAAGGAACGTACCAACTAAGTTAGAAACAGGCCCAATTAACGCTTGCCACATGATACTCTCCTTATAAATAAAACTAGGGGCCACCGAAGCAGCCCCCAGCTAAACAGTTGTTACTTAGGAACAACCAAGGTCACACCTGACTCAGGACGTAGTACAGCAACGCCATACAGAGTGTCTGAAGTAAACAGGTTAGCAAGAAACTCTTGCTTGTACTGAGTCTGAGAGCGTACACCCAGTTGCTCAGCCATGACAATTGCATCCTTCTGGAACAACAGCGCACCCAGAGAGTCTACAGCAGAAGCAGAGTTATCGCCAGCAGCTTCAACAACAGGGCAGTTGGTGCTAACAAATACGTCAATGCCGTACAGTTGACCAATCTGACCATTAGTGACTTGACCGTTGTTTACGAAGTCAGAGCTTACGTAACGATCAATACCCATGATGGTGTTGCGTACTGAAGGAGGAATGACGAAGCAACGGTTTTCCATTGGTACGTCAGCATCGTCCAGCTTCTGAATGATGCCACGGAAACCAGCGTCGGTGAATACGTCAGCAGTTGTTACCGTGTCAGCAGTGTAGGTAGACAAACCGTTAGTAGCGTCTACGAAGAACGTACCGCCATTGTTTAGGTAAGTCGTAGAAGTTGTACCGGAAGCACCAAGGCCAGTAGCCAAAGAGTGCAGGTCAGTGTCAACTTGCTTAGCCAAAGCGTAACCAGCGTCTTCCGTGTAGAATTGACGCAGTGAAGCCAGAGCTTGTACATCGGTGATGTCTTCGATCAAGCGAGAGTATTCAAAGTGCTTGTTGATTGAGATTTGAACTTCGCTTTCCGTAGCGTTCTGTACCGTTACAGCAGTGTTCTCTGCTTTAGCGTGTGCATCACCACGGACAGGCTTAGGCACATGGATCGTATCGCCCTTCTTGCCAGCCATAGACATCTTCTTGACAAGGTTTGCCAAGACAAGGTTCTTCTGATATGCAGCAATAATCTCGTCACTCCAAATTTCTGGAATGAAAGTAGCTGCGCTAGTGTTGTCAACGAACCCGCCAGTTGCGGGATATGTAGAATCAGTCATAATAAATATCTCCTAAGATATACTATCTGACCCGTTTCTCCGCATACGCCTTCATAATTTCAGGTTGTAAAGCAGCGTAGCGGTCAGGGTCTGTTTTCATAAGGTTAATAATGTCTGCGCGTCGGTAGATCTTCTTAGGGGCTGACTCAGTGCTACCACTGGCATTACCAGTAGATGCTGTCTTAACTGATTGCTTAC